TTAACTTAAATTAAATCTTAATGGCAACAAACAAACACAGAGGCACTTGTCTAATCAACATTGGTGACAAAAAGAGAGGATTAGTATTCAATATGAATACCTACGCAGTATTTTGTGAGGGTATGGATGTTGATCTAACTGAAATGGAAGTGGTATTCAATGACAAACGCCAAGCAAAGGCTTTCTGTTGGTTATTGTATGCTGGATGTTTCGCTTATGATGAAAAGAATAAAAAGGATATTGATTACGATATTCATGACTTCTACGATTGGGCAATGGACATAACTGCAAAGGATAGTGAGAAAGTAATGGAAACCATGTTGGGTTCTAGAGACTTAGGAAACGATTCTAATAACGGATTATCTAGAAATGTTGTCGAATCAAATAAGGATGATTTAAAAAAAAATTAACTACGTTCGATGACATATTAGACGAAGCAATAGGAACATTGGGTTTACCACCCGATGTTTTTTGGTTAATGACATGGAGTGATTTTATTAGATCACTAGAGGCTTGGGTTCACAATCAAAACCAAGATTGGGACAGAACTAGATATCAATCTACAATGACTGCTAATTGCGCCATGGGCAGAAAGAAAACAATTAGACCAAAAGATTTGTTCGTATTACCACACGACAACATTGGTCAATCAAAGGTTGAATTACCTTCAGAAGAGGACATAAGAAAGGTTCTCAATAAACCAATAAAATTACCTATTTAATATTAATTAAATTTGCTATATGGCTATTGAAGATAATAAAATAAATATTAAGGTTGGGATGAACACCCGTGGTTTTCAGAAGGGAATGAAGACCATGCAAGGAGGCTTTAAGAGGCTGAATGGGGCAATTGGTGCTTTTAGTGCTGGGTTCGTTGGAACACAAGTATTTGGTGTTGTTAAAGGATTAGCTGATATGGCTGGTGAGGCTGAGAAGACAGAACTAAGATTTAAAAGAGTGTTTGGCAATATGTCTACTTCTGTTTCTGTATTCTCAAGTCAATTATCCACGGACTTAGGTAGAGTTGAAACAGATGTTAAGTCGGGTATGGTATCTTTCCAAGCGTTCTTCCAAGGATTGGGTTTTGGTGGTAAAGAAGCTGCTAATATGTCTATGAAGATGCAAGGATTGTCTTATGATTTAGCATCATTCTTTAATATTCAAGATGATAATGCACAAAAGAGATTCTTGGCTGCCCTAGCTGGTTCTCCCGAAGTTTTAGACCAATTCGGTATTAACTTAAAACAAGCAGCATTGCAAGTTGAGTTGTACGACATGGGTGTTACATCAACGGTACAAAACACAGATGAACTAACTAAAACTCAAGGTAGGCTTAACATAATAATGAGAGCAATGAGTTCTAACGGTATTCTTGGTGATGCTCAAAGAACCATGAGTACATGGGATAATACAGTAAAAAGAACTTTTGCCTCATTAAAGACATTAGGAATTGCTATTGGTGATTTTATATTACCAGCATTAAAAGGATTTCTTGAAGCCGTTATATTAGTAACAGATGGTATTAATAGCTTACTAGGTCTTGATAAAAATGAAATTGATTTAAATAAGGAAAAACAAAAAGAATATGAAAATCTAACAACTACATTAGTAAATGCAGATAAAGGAACTCAGTCTTATAAACTTTCTTTACAAAAACTAATTGCTCAATATCCCGATTTTTGGAATAATATAGATCATGCTAAAATGTCTCAAGAAGAGTTAAAAGAAGCAGTTGCTGATTCTTCTAAGCAATTTGAGGTACAAAATAGAATATTAGCTAAAAAAAATCTTCTTGAAGAAACAATAGAAAATTATTCTAAAGTAAAAGATGAATTAATAGAGGTTGATAAAGTTTTATCAGATTTAAGAAATAAAAAACCATCAACAGAGACAAGGGCAGGTGCTGGTATGATGTCAGTAGAGAAAAAAACCACTCAAAAACAAATTGATGAGGATATAGTAGTTGTATTATCTAAACAAGAAGAAGTAACTAATAGGCTTAATATAGCGGAAATGTCTAGGAACATGGCTCAATCTGCATTTAACTTTTCATTAAATGAAACAACATTAACTTATGAGCAAATGTATCGTCTTGTGTCAGAAGGCATTGCTGCAAATGAAGCTGAGTTAGCTGCATCGGCTGCTGCCGAAAAGCAAAGACAAAAAGACCTTTTTGATGATATAAAAAGAAGACATGATTTACTTAAATTTATCAGTAGTATTCAAAGAGAGAATTCAGCCGAATTAAGAGAGTTACACGCCCCACTAGAAGCTGCATATAATTTTTACCAAGATTTAGTAGACGCTGGTTTAGACTTCAATAAAGAATTAGGCTTTACGGTAAGTAAATTAAATGCCTTAGAAGAGCAAATAGCTAAGATGGATTTGTTTATACCCATAAGCATGGGGTTTAAGGTTGGTGATGTTGGAGGGCAATTTTCTAAGGCAGCGGAAGAAGTAAAAGCTGGGGCAATACAGATTATAGATATATTAAGACCGATAACGGATGCTATGAGTCAAATATGGATGCAAATGTTAACCCCACCCGATACAACAATTAGCAAAGAAGAGCAAAGAGAAAAGACACTTGCTGCTTTTGGAGGTATTATGGTTGGATTAGGACAAGCATTATTTAGTTTAGGAATGGGTTCTTTGTTGACATCTATGGGTTTAGATCAATTAGGCAAGAATCCTCCGTTAGCAATTGCCATGATGGGTGCTGGTTCGGGATTGATCGCAATAGGTAAGGGTAAATTACAAAAAGCTAGAAATATGGCATCAGCAAGAACTGCTGGTGGAGGAGCAAGTGGTGGTAATGGGGGAGGAAGTTTTACGGGAATGATGGAAGCAATACAAGGAGAGCAAGTTTTTAGGTTAGCTGGTAATGATTTAGTAACCGCAATTAATAGAACAAATACATTTCAAGGAACAATAGGAGGATAAATATATGGCTATATACGGGAAAAAATACACACTAGAGTTTGATGATGTAGTTGAAGGAGAGTTTAATGATTATAGGCTTGAGATATTTAAAAAGTATGAGACAGATAATTTAAACACTTCTGATAATGTTTATGTAAATGCAGCTAATAATGATCAAGGGTTACTTTATAAAGGAACTCCCGTTTATATTGAAGGAGGAGTAATATATAGGTCAAAAGCAAACGATTCGACATCTATGCCAGCGACGGGCATAATGTATGCAGATTTGTCTCAAGGTTCTAGCGGTAATGTGTTGATTAATGGTATGATGGATTACCCTACATCTTGGGGGGATCAATATGCTTGGGTTGATTCTGCTGGGGGTTTGGCTCTTACAGAGCCTACATCGGGTGTAGTCCAAAAAATAGGATATAAATCGGGAACGGGTACGGGTTCTTTTTTTGTTTTATTTGATAGTGTTGTGCAATTAACGGGTACAAATAATCCAGTTATATTAAATTATAACGTGACATCAGATGATGTTTTTGCTACAATGAGGTCAAGCTATTTAGATATAAATGTTTATCACACTACAAATTTTAGTAACGATGAACTATGGGATTTATATTTATGTCAAGACGATGCCTTTAAGGTTTACCTATATAAAGGAAATGATTTATTTTGGTTTGGATGGATGGGTTCAAGTCTCATACAAGAGCAACAAATATCATCACCATATGGTGTGTCATTAAAGGCATATGATGGATTACATTTATTAAAAAAGACATCGTATTTTGACACAACAGAGGTTTTTCAAGCGTTTGCTAATCAGTATAATGATAGATATGGGTATAGCTACATTAAAGACATTATAGGAAAATGTTTGATTAATACTGGGTATGCAGAGATAACCAATGGAATTAATACAACTAATTATATAATTTCTTCACTTAGGATAATAAATAAAAATGAAACACAATCTTTAGATAGTGAGTATTTTCTAGATGACACTAAAATGCATCATACAAGCTTTTTGAATGGCGAATCTGACTCAATGACTTGCTTTGAGGTATTAGAAATGATATTAACATCTTTAGGTGCTACAATATATCAAAGAGATGGCAATTGGTGTATAGTTAGAATATCTAATTTAACAACGTCAAACCAAGCTAATGATGTAGATCATACTTGTAGGATGGATTGGTCTTGGGTTGATCATGAAACTCCAACATCCATAAACAAAACGACCACCGCAGTTATTACCGATAAGGCATCTAGTTATTATACTGGTGATACGCAATTCAAACAAATTGACGGAGCAAGTACAATGACATTTCAATATCCATATCAAAGGGTTATTGTGAAACAAGAGAACGATGAAAATTGGATTACATCAAATCATGTAGATTCTGTAAATGATTTAGGTGCTACAGACCCAAGTGGGTTGTATTTATTTGATGAATGGGAACCTCAGTATGATTCTAATGGAACAAAAATTCAAGAAGCGGTAGTATTAAGAGATAATGATTACAGAACGGCTAGTCAAACTGGAAATGCAAATTATTTTAATAAAAACACAGAAGAATTACCAAAATCATTAATAGAAGCTGATTTAGGAGTTTTTACTTTTGTGCCTAGAAATCAAGAAGCTTGTTTAAAATATCCAGTTTCGCATATAGCTATAAAAAGGTCATACGACTATACTGAGGAGTTTACTAATCCAGTAGATACCAATTATGAATATAATCCAATTAAAATGGATGTTAAATTTCGTCCATTATCTAGTACTGGATTAAGTGAAGATGAATATGTATATGTACAATTCACTCCTAGACTTATAATAAATAATCCCAATGGGTACAGTATAGACAACACAATGTCTAGAATTGCTGATGGCGTTAGTAAAATAATTGCAGCTTTTCTTTCCCCATTTAATGATAATTTTGGTTTACTTAATTTTCGTCCATTTAAGGTTAAGACTAAAAAAATAAATGAATGGCAAACCCAAGAGGCAATGAGTGAGTATTTTGGAGCAGCAACAACGACAGACAATACAACCCCAGCATCTCATTCACAACTAGAATTTAGAATATACGGAGGATATGTATCGGATGATGGCGGACAAAGTAATACTGGATATACTGACTTAAAAGACGTAACCTATACGGAGATAAAATCGTACCCAACAGTTAGTAAATATAGAATTATAACTAAAAAACAAGAATACTCTGTAGAACAATCTGACGCTTATAGTAAGGTTGTTGATTTAGAAGTTAAGCTTGGAAGTAATATTGTAACTACTGGAGCAAATTGTTTTATAGGCTTTGAAAGAGGAACAAATAATCCTTTATTGAGTTTTAATGATTGGAAGGGAGAGCAAACAGATTCTACAACTATTCAGCATTTGTGTGCATTATCTAGAATGATGATGTACAGAATGCCAGTAAGAAGGATTGATGGAGTACATTATGGAAGTGATTATAAGTATGGTAATAAAATGGTTTATGATGATGGACTTTCTATTGGTGGTAGTGCCAGTAACAGAAGGACTACTGGAAAATTTTATCCTATGGGTGTTTCTATGAATTTAAGGATGGCTAGAACAACTTTTGCTGGAGATGATTTAATTAATAATCTTAATCCATATCAGCCAATATTTACAAGCGCAAATTATCCAAAGAAAATAAAATGGATGGGTGAAGGAGATGAATCAGAAACAGAAGATTATTGATAATAATTTGTTTTTCTAAATAGTCTTTATTAGACTTGTGTCGTTAAATATTTTTTACATAAAACAAACGCATATGAATAAATCAGTAAATGAAAAGCTATTTGCTCTTCAGAATGAGATAGGTGTTATTAGTAAAGACACAACTAATCCGTTCTACAAAAGCAAATACTTTGATATTAATTCGCTTATAAAGCAACTTCAACCCTTATTTCAAAAGAATAGACTACTTCTGTTGCAACCAATTGAGGAATCATTGGTTTATACTAAAATAGTTTGTGCTGATAGTGGTGAGTTTGTTATTGCTTGTATGAGATTACCCGAAATATCAGATATACAGAAGCTAGGTGGTGCAGTAACCTATTTGCGTAGGTACACATTATCAAGTCTTCTCGGACTCCAAGCAGAGGATGACGATGGCAATGCAATTGTTAAGTCTGCTGCTGGTAAAAAGGCAAAACTACCGAAGGATAGATTTGATGCAGCAATAAAAGCTTATTCAACTAAACCCGAAGAAGTTAAAGACAACTTGAGAAACTTCGAGTTAGACCAAGTTCAAATAAATAAATTAAAATCACTTAAAATAACCTTATAATTATGGCAGATTTATATTTTGCAAAATTGAATCTTGAGGCATTAGAAGCCTTAAAGGATAATGCTTACAAGGGTAAGTATTTAGATGTAGCAGTATGGATAAACAATGATGTTGACCATACAGATGACAATGAGAATTGGAAAGCAATTTCTATTTCACATGGTAATAAGAAGAAAGGGGAGACAGTTGTTTATGTTGCTAACGGAAAGAAATACGTTCAGCAAGAAACAATGCCTTTTTAATGTTTGAAATTGTTAGAATAGAGGAGAATATGTCTAACAAGATGTATCACTCAGTTGGGACGGAGATTATATCTTCGTCCTATTTAAAAGGAGTGTATAAGCACTCTATGGCAAGAGCAAGGATTCCATTAGAACCAAATGATGCCTTAGTCTTTGGATCGCATTTTCACGATATGTGCGAGTATGGTGTTGAGGAGTTTGAGAAAAAATATTCCGTTATTCCCGATGAGTGTTCCAACAAAAGAACAAAACTATATAAGGAGTTTATAGCTAATAACGAGAATGCTATAACCAAGCAAGATTATAGGAAGGTAGGCTTAATGTATGAGAACCTAAATGATAACCCCTTTTACAGAGACTTAGAAGACAATTATAGTTCTTATGCTGAACATAGTTTTTTTGCTAGTAGGGATGGGTTAGACTTTAGAATAAGACCCGACAAGTACTATTCGTATGATTCAAAGATTGTTTATGTAGTAGATTTTAAAACTTGTCAAGATGTTACTAAATTTAAGTTTGATGTTAACACATATAATTATGATTTACAAGCAGTTTTTTATTCGGATGTCCTTGGCATTAATCCCTCTGATTTTTATTTTATTGCTATTGAAAAAACCTTTCCGTACACAACGCAAATATTCGGTTTATCGGATCAAGCGACTGACAGAGGAAGAGCCAAAATGGATTTAGCAATAGATAGAATTAAAAAGGGTGATGAAGGAGTTGGTTATGATATAGTTCAAAGGATATGAAAATACTATTAACAAACAATCACTTAAATACTTTTGGTGGCTCTGAGAATTGGACATTTACGGTTTACTCTACTTTAAAAAAGATGGGTCATTCTGTAGATGTTTTTGCTATTGATGTAGGTGGTGTAGGTACTCAAAGATTTGGCTCAGTATACACAACTATTCCCGATGTAACGTATGATTTAGTTATTGCTAATCACAATACTTGCGTGGAGGTTGTTTTGGAAAAGGCTAAATACTCAAAGCTTATAATGATGTGTCATGGGGTAATTCCTCATTTAGAGCAACCAATAAAAGGTGCTGACAGATATATTTCTATTTCAAATGAAATTCAATATCATTTATTACTGCTGGGGTATAGAAGTGATGTAATACTTAATCCCGTTGACTTAGATGTTTATTATCCGACCAAGGAGTTAAACGAAACACCTCAAAAGATATTTGCATTATGTCAAAATATTAATGCCCAAGAGAACATAAAATCACTAGGATTTGATACTGAATGCATCCCTCCAACTAGAGGTGAAAGGTTGGGTATTTTAAATGACACATTTAATGAGGCTGATATATGTGTTGGTCTAGGTAGATCAGCTTATGAGTCGTTGGCTTGTGGTAGGTGTGTTATTGTTTATGATGCTAGAGGATACAATGGTGACAAGTACGATAGTATTGTTACTAGAGAGAATATAGGTGAGTTGCTGAGAAACAATTTATCGGGAAGAAGATTCAATAAAGCATTTAATGCTGATAAGATTCTTAGAGGAATTAAAACCTTGTATAGACCAAATACAGAATACTACAGAAGTATTGCAGAAGATTACTTTGATGCTAAGAAAATAGTAAATCAAATATTACAATGAAAGTAGCTATAACAAGAGTAAGAAATGAGGAGGCTATCCTTAAATCTACACTAGATAGGTTGTCATATCATTTTGATTCTGTAATAGCATTCGATGATTGCTCCACAGACGGCACTAGAGACATTCTAAGCGAACACAAGCTAGTTAAGCGTGTAATCGCAAGTGATAAGTGGGAAAGTCGCTCAGAAGTCCGCAAAACGCTTGAGACAACTCAAAGGCAAGACCTATATGATTATGCTATGCGTAAGGAGGAGAAGATTGATTGGATGTTGTATTTTGATGCTGATGAACATTTCTACTTTGATGCAATTGAATGGGGTTCTAATTTTAGTTATGCCTTTAGATTATTCGATGTATACATAACTCCTAGTGATGTGGATAAGCCATTTATTGAGAGAGAATACGTGGGGTGTGAGTACAGAGATATACCAATGCTATTTAGACCAAACCCGAAGGTAAGATTTTACAATCGCGTTCCGTTGGGTATTGATCCATTACAAATGATTGGAGGAACGGTAAAGCATTTTGGTAAAGGCATTTCCATTGAACATTGGGAAGAGACTTGTGATTATTATATTAATCATTTGAATGAAACGATGCCTAATGGAGAAGATATTTCGACCAAGTGGAAGAGAAGGAAAGGTAAAGCAATTCATGACGGGGTATCTGATTTCGGATTACCATTAATTAAGTGGGACGATAGATATACAAGTGAACATATTATTAACTTAAATAAAGTAGACAAATGAGAATAGATTTATTGACATTTTATTTTAACGATGAGGATTTCTACGGAATGGACTTGTTGAGTATTAGAGGAAAGGTATTGCTAGGAATCAGCTACGACAGTTTCTTTAAGAAGTTTCACTTAGAGTTATTCTTTAAGGTTATTAGATGAAAGTTCCTAAGACAAGGAACAACGGCACAATGACTGAGGCTGCGTTCTTTGGCTGGATAAGATCATTACTAAGGAACAGATACATGAGAGGGTGGAAACCTCACAATGAGGCTGCTAAAGACAATAGAAGACCTATTACTTATAAGAGCAGATCAAGATGGGAATATCAATGTGCTGATTGTGGTGATTGGTTTTTAAGAAAAGAGATTGATATAGACCATATAATACCTTGTGGTACGCTAAAGTCATTTGATGACTTAGCCGTGTTCTGCAATAGGTTATTCGTTGAGAAAGATGGACTGCAAGTGTTGTGCAAACCTTGCCATAAAAACAAAACACATGACAAAAAAACTAATTGAACATTACTTCAAGCACTTCAAGGAGGATAACTTTGTAACCTTAGTGGTGGAGGGCAATGAGATATTTGCTATAAATAAAATAACAAAATGTAAACAAATCTTTGTTAATTCGGATGAAAGTATTAAGATTGCTGACAAGAAGGATTTAGAAAAAGTAAAAGATTACATTTATGACCACAAAAAGTTTTAAACAGAAACACCAACCAACCAAAGCATCATTAATTCTACTTGATAGCTTGATTCACAAGAGACTAAGCCAATTTGATACATTGGAGGAGGCATATCACATGAACAGATATGATTGGATGGCTAAGACCAAGTGCTATTTACCAGCATCTTACTCAGCCTTTAGAGCAAAAGTAACCTTCAAGACTCGTAGTAAGCATAAGCTTATTACCGAGACTAGAATGGCTAAGAACTTAGTTAATTTCTACAAAGTATTACAATCATGATGGATAGCTTTTTAGAGAATATAGATCATCTACACAATGTGGTGGTGATAAAGACCAATCTACCTCAGAAGACCAAGAAGGAGATTGTGATGACAATTCAGTCAATGAAGAGAAGTCTTTCTGAATATGTGGAAAGCAATTCATTAGTTCAAATAGACGGAGTTAACGAGGATAAAAGTGATTTTTGGTCTTGGTTGAATCAAGGTAGCAATGCTGAGACAACACATATCAAAGAATATGATAGGATGTTTAAATGGAAATACGGATGGGTAAATAGCTGGACGGGATATTCAAATGAAGGAAAGTCCTCTTGGTTGTATTTCTTAATTCTAATCAAGCTACTCAAAGACCCCAATGCAAAAGTAGCCGTATTCTCTCCCGAAAATTATCCTAGACATAAGTTTGTTAAGGATTGGGTTAAGACAATGATGGGGTGTGATCCGAAGTATTCCACTAAAGCAAAATGTGATAGGATGATAGAGCAATTTAATGATAGATTGTTTTATGTATATCCTTCAAATCATGATATAGAAAGCATTGAGAATCAGTTTAAAACCCTTATAAAGATTAATAAGGTGAACATAACTGTTATTGATCCTTTCTTGAAGGTGAGTAAACCCACTACAATGAGTGATTTACAGTACTTAACCGCATTCATTAAAAGACAAGAGGTGTTTGCAAAGCAATTTAACGTAAGTCATCATGTTGTATACCATCAGTTAACTCCTCAGATTGATGAGACGGGTAACTACCCCGAACCCGATATGTATAAGATAAAAGGTGGTGGATCAATAACAGATGGCTCTGACACGGTTTCTTCTGTTTGGAGACCTTATAGGAAGAGTGAAGAGGAAAATAAAATGGTAACAATAAAGACTCAAAAGGTTAAGGATTTTGATGTTTTTAAGAATGGATACGTAAAGTTAGATTATAATTTATCTAAGAATAGGTATTTTTTAAATGGAATTGATATCTTTGAAGACTCAATTAAAGAAACGCATAAGAATGAATTATTTTAATTATGAAAACATTATTAAGCATAATGGCGTTAATGAGTGCTATAGTAGCACCTAATGCCACCATAAATAATCTCTGCGAAGACACCATTACCATTGAACAACTCCATCAAATAGACTCAGTAGATCACTTGCTTGAAAGCATGATCCTTGTTGAGTCAAATGGGGACTCTTTGGCTATTGGTGATACGCATATGGAAACTCCAAGCATAGGCTTACTTCAAATACGAAGAGTAATGGTAAAAGAGATTAACAGAATTTTAGAAAAACAAGGTAGTATGTTGCGTTATTCATACTCTGATAGGTGGAGTGCGACCAAATCCGTAGAGATGTATTATATTTGGAGGAACTTTCATCACATAGAATCTAGCAATGAGACAATTGCTAGGAATTGGAATGGTGGAACTTACGGATATAAGAAGAAGGCAACAGTCCGATATTGGGCAAAAGTTAAAAACAATTTAAATAATGCACAATCCATTTGAGAATAACTTAATTATCATAGAAGAAATAAGAGAGTCTTGGTCATGCGTTAGTTGTGTTGATGATGCTAACGTAGCTATTATGGACACATTGTTAGGTGTTTTGGTTAAGATAAATAATAAGTACTCTGAGGCTTTCGTGGAAGACCAAATAAATAAAATAATAGAGGATGAATAGCATAGGATTTTACCCACCAAGAGGTATTGATGGTGTTTTAGTTGATAATCTATCAGAACTACCTACAAGTGCCAAAATAGAAGACTTTAATGAGTTTTTTAGGCTATATATTGACCATGAAAAGGTTAGATATATATATAGAGTAAAGAATCCAATTAGTCCACTTTCTAAATTACTATCAAAAATTAATGATTAAAGCACCTAAAGTAATACCTTCTCTAAGGGTTTTTAGACCAAACTCACTCAGAAAAAAGACTAATGGCATTGTTGTACATTCTATGTCTGAGAAATTTAGCGGTAAATCTGCATCAGAATTCTTACAAGAGATTGGACTAAGTGTTCATGCCTTTATTCATGTAGATGGTAGAATTGAATTAGCACAAGTTCAAGGCAAAAAAGCCTATCATGCTGGTAAGAGTGAGTGGAAAGGCGAGACAAGCTTAAACAACACATTCTTAGGAGTTGAATTACTCGTTAGACATAGTTACGCTAACAACCAATTTGAGTCTTTTAAGAATACTGTAATGAATACTGATTGGGTTGGTGCAGCACAATTTGATTCATTAGTTTGGTTGTGCCGTAAATGGTCTAAGGAATATGACATAGACTTAGACAATATCGTTAGACATTCAGATACTAGTGGTGATCATGTTAGAGGTCACAACAAGGGTAAGTTTGATGTTGGTGATGGGTTTCCTTGGAAGCTATTTAAAGACTACATGAACGGTAATGGACTTGCCGATAAGCTATAATCATGAGGTTCGGAAGAACAGAGAAGACAAACTTATTTAGATTATTAGTTTTAGTTCTCTCTGTTTTAATTGTAATATCATTTCTAATATTATTGATTAAATATGCGATTTTTAGTTTGCGTTAAATCTGAGTATAATGCTATAAGCTACCATAGATTAAAAAAACCTTTTGAACACCTACAGAAAAAAGGATATCATTGCGATTTCATAAACAACTTTACTGATGATGTGGTAATTGAAGGATACGATTATTTTGTTTACAATAGAAGTATTGGATATGGAGATGCTGACTTCGGTCTTCTTGAGAAGATAAAGGCAAAGGGTATAAAAGTGATTATTGATGTTGATGATCTATGGGAACTACCCGAAAACCATCCAATAATTTGGCGAGATGATGTAGACTACAATGAGTGGAAGAACAACTTCTTAATGAACATAGCATTTGCTGATTATGTATGGACTAGCACGGAATACCTTAAAGTAATTATAGAGGATCATTTCACCAATAAACCCGTAATTGTTGCTCGTAATGCAATTGATCTTAACGATCCACAATGGGCAGATAAGAAAATTAAGTCCAAAAACAGAAACAAAACAGTTATTGGATACGCTGGAAGTACATCTCACTATGGTGATTTAGATCAAATGAAAGTTCCTTTAGCTAGACTAAATAGAAATAAGGATATCCGTAGGAATATGGTATTACAGTTATCGGGTGCTGACTTCGTTACTCCTTATGCTAAGAAGGTGTGGCATCATCAGCTAGGTATTTTCACCAATGATGGTAAGAATGATAATATCTTTATTTCGGGTGGTGTTAGAGTAAATCAATACGCTAGGTTTTTTGATCAAATGGACATAGTTATTGCCCCATTACTTGATAATGAATTTAACAGATGCAAGAGCGAATTGAAGGTGCTAGAGGCTGGTGCAAAATGGTTACCCTTTGTTGGATCAGATATGATTACGTTCTCACGTACGGGAGCAAATATTGATTTATGCTCAAATGATGATGAGTGGGTTGAATCATTACTAGAATTAACTCTTGATAAATCTCTAAGAGAGATGCTAGGTAAAGAGTTGGGTGAGTATGTTAGAGATACTTACATAATTGACAAAGAAAACCAAGCTAGATTAAGTCTGTTATGAATCTAGGAGAATATTCTGAGTCTTTATTTGCTACACGCTGCATAGAGATGGGATACATCGTCTCTAAGCCATTTTCACACTACACAAGGTATGATTTAGTAGTTGACGCACATAGTGTCTTACAGAGGGTTCAAGTGAAGTCTACAGATTACTTGCGTAAAGACAATCAATGTCATGTTAAGATAGATTACACCAAAGAAGAGATAGATTGGTTTGCTATGTATTTCAGAAAGTTTGATTTTTGGTATGTTGTTCCCGTGGAAGCGGTTCAAGGGATTAAGCAATTATCCACTACAATTGAAGGGAACATCAAGTATAATGTTTTTAAGAATAATTTTGGATTTGTCAGATATGGTTTTTAGATTTGAGTATTAATAATTTAAAAATATACAAATATGGATGGAGACCAAAGCTTAAAAGAATTATTTGAATTAACAAACACAACGCCAAAACCTAAGACGAAATGATTTGTGCTGCTTGTAGTAAAACCTTTAATAAAAAGGCTGAAGAAGGAATTAACGGTAGAGCAAGAAAGTATTGCTCAGTTAAGTGCAGAACAGACAATCAGAATAGGATTCATAAGTTAAGGAGAGTTGATAAAAATAAGCACCCAAGTTCTAGAGAGGTAGATAACATCGTTCATGGTTATTCTAAGGACGTTGTTACTGTCAATTATGATTGGGTCTTCTCAAATAATGTATTGGATTGGTATTCATCTAAAGATTCAAGATTCAGAAACAATTATAAAATAAAAAAATCAAATGAAAGAGAAAGAGAAAAAGAACGACAACAGACAATTCAATCGCAGATTGTATAATATGTTAATTTCAGAATCAATATCAAAAAGGGCTAAAGCATTAGTTACATTAGATATTATGTCCAATAATCCCGTTGGAATTGGTGATCACTCTACTGATGACTTTTATAAGAATGCAATGGAGGCTATAAGAAACCTAGCTGAAGCTGATGACGAGATAAAGGCTGCTGATGATTATTTTATTGATAGGAGATACAATAATGATTAAGAATTATTTCTTGATAGATAAGAGAAGGTATGGCAAGAACTTAATCATGTTCTGCCGTACCATTAAAGGTGTGTTCTGTTATGATCACGACAAGCTATACGATAAGCATATAGACCATCTAGATTCATTAGACTGTTGGCATAAGTACGGTAGGTATACAAAGACCTATGGAATACCTTATCCAATGAGCCTAGATTGTCAGAATGTATTATCTTACTGACTGTGTATACTATAGGGGATAGGGTGGTTAAAGTTATAATCGGGATATTTTTTACTCTAATTTTGAGTGGATGTTCAAACCTATATTTCTATCCGAAAAACTCAGATATAGATACTAGTAAATTTCAAAGAAACTTAGACAACATTGTTAAGCAAAGATATCTTACGGATTCTTTATTTATTCCAAGCAAATCTGTCATAAAATAACAAGGATATTCTTTGATATTTTTTAGACCAAAATAATACACAAAACTCAAGCAATATTATACCAGCAGTTTTCCAACAATCTGCTTATACAATTGGATGCAAAAATCCAATGATTACTCTACTACTTTTCGTTCTTATTTCATGTGAGAATATATAATATATTATTATAATTTTTATTTATTTTTTTTAAAAATAATTTTTATTATAAAATATTTATAGCAAACGTTCAGACCAAAACGTAGACCAAATTCAGACCAAATTCAGACCAAATTTATTGACAGAACCGAGTTATCCCATTGTGGAAAACTAGTTCATCATTGTTGAAAACTATTTTAAAATAATTTGTTATTGTTGTTTTTATTTATTATCACGTGCGCACGTTCATTCTATATAGTTGATTAATAAAGAGTTATCCACATAATATATATATATCAATTGTGGAAAACTATTTGTTAATTGTTGGTTGCAATAGTTGCATATTAAGTATGAAGTTAGTAGTCTTACATATGGAGCGCAGCGAATGTGCCGAAATACTAACATTATTAGCAATTACTAAAATTATTAGCATTATGAGATATCCAATAAGAATACAAGATGTTTTAAAGAATGATATTCTTTTTAAGACATTAACAAGCAATAAAGAATACTTAAAAGAAAATTTTTGCCGATTTGAGCGCAAGTATTGTGCGTCTGATTATAACGATATAAGCGCATATGCATATTTTAAGAAAGATAAAATAGTTTTTGTTGAATATGATGAAACCTATGAAAGGAAAGGAATTTTAAAATGTGCTGAATATTCAGCCAAACCACTTAACTATTGATTAACTTAAAAAACAAGATTATGAAAAACGAATTAACACGGATGGAAAAAGCAATAATTTTAAAATCAGTAAATGAAGTAATGATGCGAAATTATAAAGCAAGTGATAACGTTTGGTATATCGACCAGCTAAATAATATCATTAAAAAATTAAATTTATCCAACACACCCGATATTTTTTATGGTAATGGATACGCTGAATTATACGATGGTTTTAATAGTAGAAATAGGTAAACTGATGAGGGATAAATTCCCGAAACACGGTAATTTATTGCCGTGTCTTTATCAAATTTTAAACATAAATTTTATACACCATGAAAGACTTACTAATTACATCAAATAAGATAGAAACCATTACAAATGTGGTTTGTTTTACCATCGGTTGCACATTAATTGCAACGTTATGCGCTGCACTCATTTACGGTCTATTAAACGGGTCATTATGATTTTGTATATACTATTCGCAATATTCATTATTACGCTTGAATATTTAGCCCGTAAAGAGGAAAAGAAAAATAAGAATTATTATAAAAAACGTAAAAAATAAACATCATGAAAAAAAATAACAACACAAAAAACGATCTTATTATTTTAAAAAAGATAGATGTATTGAGAAAGCAAATTGACATAGAACAAAGGTCAATCTTACCAGCTTTGCATAATAGATTCTATCATGTCGCACATAATAAAATAGAAAACATTGAGTTTTTAAGTGATCAAATTTATGACCTATATAATCATTTAATTTATACCGGTCAAAATGAAATAAAAGAAACAGAAACCTTTATTAAAACATTATGAAACGAATCACATTCAGATTGAAAAATACTATTCACGTGTTCAGATATGGCAAAACGACCAATTCAAAAATAAGTGATCCAAAGACCGCAATAATGCAAAGC